TTGGGGAAAGAGGAAGGCGAAGGCGATGCGCCGTCGCCACGTCGGGGTCAGCGGTTCCTCGATGACGCCGAGCCGCTCGTAGGCGTGCAGGAAGGTGTCGGGACCGGTGAGGATGCCAACATGCTTGGCGATGGCGCGCGGCATCATACGGAACAGAAGCAGTGCGCCGGGCGGGGCATCGACGGGTGCGATCTCCGGCATCATGCGGCGCGCCCCCTCGGCCAGCACTTCGCGGGGTCCGCTCTCGCCCCAGTCCCGGCTGTAGGGCGGGATCGGAAACGGCTCTGGCCCCACCACCTCGCGCCAGACACCTCGGGCCAGACCAAGGCAATCGCAGCCGACGCCCTTCAGGCTGGCCTGATCGTGGTAGGACGTGCCGAGCCAGGACCGTGCGGCGGAGATGACCAGATCGGGATCGGCCGCTGTCACAGCACCGCCCCCTCGTGGCCGCCATCGGTGGTGGCATAACGCAGGACGGCATCCTGGCCGGGGATATTGGGAAAGCCCCGGAAGTTGGCGACATTGGCGAACTTCGTGCCGCAAGTCGCAATGCGCTTGTCGCATCCGGCGCGGATGGTGAAGGTGTCCGACCCGGCGATGGCGCGCACCGGGACTTCCAGCAGGGTCAGCACGGCGACGCCGTCGACGAGGTCGTGCGACAACACTTCGGCCCGCCGCCCGGCATTCGCGCCGGTCGACCATTCGACAAGGCCAAACGCGAACCAGCCCGCCGCGAAACTGCCGAGTCCGGATGCCGTGAAAGACCGATCGCGCAGCACATCGATCACCGCGCCGGTCCCCTTGAAGGCCGGGGCCTCGAGGTTGACGCCGCAGCGCGCATCGCCCAGCGCGGCGTCGCAGCTGGCCTGAAACGTCCTCCCGACAGTCTGGCCAAGGACATGGGCCAGTGATCGCACCTCGGCGACGAAGGCCAGCCGCCCGCGCCGGATCTGGCCGATGGCACCTCGGCGCAACAGCACGCGCTGCGCCGGGGCCGACCAGTTCACCCGCCAGACCTCGACCGCAGCATTGTCCCAGCGGCCGTCGAGGATATCGGCTTCGGTAATCCGGTCAGAGGACAGCACGCCTTGCGCGTCCTGCGCGTCCACGGACAGGTCGGACCCCGAGCGCACCTCTGAGGCCGCAAAGCCACTCTCCGGCTCGAAATCGGTGCCGTCGAACGTCAATGTTCGGTCGTGGTCCGTGAAGCCAAGCGTCACCCTATCGGCCCGCACGATCCGCCAGCACCAAGCCAGCGTTGTCGTGCCCTCTTCGAGATGGACCTGCAGCGCGGGCGGGAGCGCCTTCACTTCCGCCCCCAGCCCCGCCAGAGGGCGACCGAGGCCAGCGCCGAGGAAACCACGCCCCCGGCCGTGCCGGTCAGGGCGTAGAGGTTGAAGGGACGCAGATCGAAGCTGCCGGTCACCAGATCGAAATCCGCCAGCCCGGCCATGGCCAACCCAGAGGCGACAAGACAGGCCAGATAGATCAGCCCGCGTGCGAGGTTCCAGTTCATGATGTTGCCTTTCCTTTGAGAAATGCCACCAGCTGCTGCCACCACGGCCGGGTGCCAGGCGTTTGGGTTGGCACCGGTTGTGGCGGGGGCGGCGGCACCGGCTGGCTCGTCGGGCGCAGAAATGCCAGCGCCTCTGCCTCGGTCAGCCGTCGGACCGGCCGCGAGAAATCCACCCGTCCACTGCGATCCACCGCCCAGACCGGGATGGAGCCGGTCGGATAGCGGCCGTCGCGGAAAAGATCGCGTTCGGCCTCGCGCCGGGTGCGGATCGCGGCGGGGCGGAGCCAGCCCATGAATGCCTGTGCAGCGGCGGCGCGGTTGCCCGCGTTCAGGTGGCGGGTCAGCGACGCTTTCGCGATGCCGCCGGTGTTGTAGTGGAAGCTGACCAGCCCATCGAACTCGTGCGGTTCCAGTGGCATCTTTACCGCCCGCAGCACTTCTGCCTCGTAGGCCACGATGTCGGCGCGGAAGAGATGGAACGCCTCACGGATCCCGACATCGAGATCGGCCGGCATGCCGCGCGGCATCCGTGCTGGATCGGGCGGACCGGCGGCAGCGGTGTGGCCGATGCCGAAGGTCCAGATGTTCTTCACATCGAGATAGGGTCCGGGCACGAGTCCTTCGTGCCGGACGAGGGCCAGAAGCCCCCGATCAGTCATGTGCATGGGATTACCCGAAGATGGAGGACAGGATCAGGATCAGCGCGGCGACCAGAAGGCCGACGCGCAGGCGATGGCTGAAGGTCTGTGCCGGGTCAGCGGCGTCGCAGCGGATGGCGCGCGCAAGGCGCAGAAGTTCATGCATCGGGGGTGCCCCCTTTGCCGCTGCGCAGCCGGGCGAGGACGACCTCGATGAAAGCGGGGCCGAAAACGCCGACCAGATAGGCGGCCGACCCCGCCGCACCCCCGGCGGGGATCGCTTGCGACGGCAGGCCGAGCCAGGCGGTGATGATCGCCATGGACAGGCTGCCCATCCCGGCCGCGATCAGACCGCCGAGCAGGATGTGGCGCAGCGCATCGCGCAACCGCATGCGCGTGGTCAGGGCGTTGGTGGCCCCACCAAGGGCACCCCAAGTTGCGAGGATGACGGCGGTGGAGGTTGCCAGATCGCGCAGCGCGGCGGCGATGAAGCCGGTTTCTTCGTTCATCGCCGGATCTCCAGCAGCGGGATGGATGTGATCGACCCGAGCCGCTCGAGATCGAGGGTGACGTCGAGCATGTCGGTGTCGAAGCGGACAGGGACGTCGAACTCGAAGCCTGCCGTGATTGCGACGCCCGCGCCCGGGGCGGTGGTGAAGGTGACGCTGCCGGTAGCGGTGTCGACGCTCCAACCCGACATCTGTTCGACGCCGTTCAGGGCGAGGCGGACGGTCCCTGCCACCGGCTTGGCGATGGCGCGGGTCCAGCTTTGCGCGCCGGACGTGTAGCGCTTCAGCAAAGCGAAGGTGGTGATAGCACCATTGCCTGTGCCAATGGGCTGGTCGGTCGGCGCGACCAGCTGCGACGTCAGGCAGGATTTGTAATCCGCCCAATCCTTGTAGCGAAAGCCGTGCAGACGACCGTTGCGGGCCTCGAAGAAGGCGACGACGGCGGCCAGATCGTCGGCGCGACGGATGCCGTAGGCAACATCATAGCGGCGGCGCGAGTTGGCCCAGCTGGCGTTGCGCTCCTCGTCGCCCGATGCCAGTTCAACCACTTGCGTGCGCCGTTCCGGCCCCCCGCGCGCCCCGCGGCTGATGTTGTCGGGGAACCTGACTTCATGGAATGCCATCACATGCCCCTCCGACCCAGCGACACGGCGCGGGCGATGTCGCTCGCGACCTGCGTGCGCGATTGCCGGAAGCTTTCGGCATCGCGGGCCATGATGGTGACGTTGACGGCGGGTGCGCTGGTCTGTCCCTGGCCATATCCAGCGGCCTCGCGGCGCGACAGGACACGCTCGCCGCGTTGCAGGATCGCCGGAACCTCGTCGGGCTTGAGCCCGGCCCAGCCACCCGAATGCATCCGTGGGGCATTGGCGAAGGTCATGGCCGGGACCATGCGGCCCGGGCCCGGCGATCCGACCATGCCACCAGCGTGCAGGATATTGGCGAAGATCCCGCCCGCGCCGCCGAGGGCTCCGGATAAGGCGTTAGCGATGGGGCCGAGGATGAAAGTCCGCGCCGCCAGCTTGGCCAGATCGGCGATCATCGACGTGACCAGATCGCGGAAGTCGAGCTTGCCGGTCTTGACGAACTCGCCGACTGCATTCTCAGCCGAGGTGAAGGCCCCGACCAGTGCGCTCCCGATATCACCGCCGATGTTGCGCGCCTTGGATGCGTAATCAGCCAGCGCCGCAGTCACAGCGCCCCAACCGGTCGCGGCCTGGTCGGCCCCTGCGGCAGCTTCAGCCCCAGCGTCGCGCGCGGCTGCACCTGCACTTCCGGCAGCGGCTGCGGTGTCGTCCAGTTCGGTGTTCAGGGCATCCGCCGAACTGGCGGCATCTGCCAACGTCGTTTCGGCATCCGATCCAGTACCTGTCACCGCGTCGCGCAGCGCCTGCCAACTGGCCAGCGGACGACCCGCAGCATCGGCCAGCATTCCTGCCGCCTCGCGATAGCCGTCGGCCCGGCCACGCGCATCTTCAGCCATTGCGCCAAGGCCGAGGTTAGGCGGTTCCAGATACGTCTGGGACAAAGCGGCTGAGAAGGCATCCGCTGCCGCAGCGCCAGCAGCCGTTGCGGCACCCTCGAACGGGTTGCCGATCCGCGCCAGTTCCACCGGATCGAGCGTGCCAATCCGTACTCCGCCTTCGCCGACCGCCCAGTCCGGCAGCAGGTCCAAGGCCGCGTTCAGCCCGTTGATGAAATTGTTGATGCGCGTGACGACGCCGTTCAGCATCGCCTCCACCCCGGAAATCAGCCCGTTCGCGGCCTGGAAGGCAAAATCGCCGATGGCGCCGGGCAGACTGCCCCAGATTGCGACCGCCGCATCATAAGCGCCCTGGAAGATCGCAGCCGTCCGGTCCCCGAAACTGACCACGCCCGCGATGGTGCCCTCGAGGGCCGAGAGCCCGGCCGCCTTCAGCCCCTCCCATCCTGCGGCTATGTTGGCGAAGGCCGCGTCGAGCGCGAGGCCGATGCGCGACCAGACCTCCGATGCCAGATCGCCGAGCAGGCGGAAGGCCTCGCCCACACCGCCGACACGGGTCACAAGCTGCGAGAACTGATAGACCAGTTCCCCCGCGCCAACGATCAACGCGCCGATGCCCGTGCGGATCAGCGCCCCGCGCAGAAAGACCAGCGCCGTGGCGAGGCCGCGTACGGACAGGGCCGCCACTGCCAACCCCGCCACCCAACGACCCGCCATGAAGGCGGTAAACGTCGCGGCATAGGTGGCGAGGCGTGCGAGATTGTCGAATACCGCCGTTATCGCGCCACCGATGGGCCCGGTGCCGCGCGCCATGTCGGCCAGTGCGTTCGCAACCGTTTCCAGTGCCGGGGCGACAGCGGCGGTTAGGCGGTTGGTCAGGCCGAGCCAGATCAGGCTCAGCGTGGCGATGGCATCGCCGGTGCGTTCGATCTGCGCGGCATCTGCCGCGCTGACCGCCACCCCGAAATCCTGCACGTCCTGCGCCGCCTCGCGCAGCGTAGCGGAGTCGATGCGCAGAAAGGCCAGTGCGGCCCGGTCGCCGAAAAGATTAGATGCCACGGCGGCGCGTTCGGCCTCGGGCACGAACTGGTTCAGCGCTTCCTGAATGGCGACAATGCGCTGGTCGAGCGGTAGGGCTTGCAGTTCGGCGGCCGTCAGGTTCAGCCGTTGCAAGGCCCCAACAGCCGATCCGGACCCAGCCGCAGCTTCCGACAGCCGCGTGGTCAGTTTCTTGGTGGCCTGTTCGATCTCGCCCATCGATACACCGGCCAACTCGCCAGCCCATGTCAGCACCTGCAGGCTTTCTACAGTTGTCCGGAGCGATGCCGCCATGTCCGCCTGCGCGCCGATCACATCGAGCCCCGAGCGGACCATTGCCACACCGGCGGCGGCCGAGGCGGCGGTAACCGCCGCCAGCGCAATCCCGGCTTTCCGGGCAAAGCTGCCAAGTCGGGCATTGGCCAGTTCCATCTCCGACGACAAACGGCCAAACCCGCGCGTGCCCGCCTCGCCGATCCCTTCCAACTCGGCCCGGACCTGACGGCCGCCTTCCGCGACCAGCCGGACAGAGACCCTCTTCTCAGCCATGTCCCTCTCCGATCTGTTCGTTCAGCTTGCGCACCATGACCGCCTCGATCTCGGGCAGCAGTTCGGCGGCGATCAGGGCGTCGATCCCGAGGGCATGGGCCATCGCCAGCGCCGCGCCCATGTCCCAGCCGAGCACCGCGCCGGGGATCACGCGCAGTTGCCCGCCAAGGCGGCCGACCAGATCCCAGACCTGCCAGCCTTCTTTCGTCTGCGGCCGGTTCAGTCGTGCGGGGCAGTCGGGGCAGCGCCCGGTGCAGGCCGCGCAGTAGCGATCGCCCCCGCCGAAGGACCATTCGGCAAGGGCGCGGAGACGTTTTTTTCCGCGTCCAGGATCAGGCCCTTGGCGACGTACTGGGTCTGAAACGCCTCGAAGACCGGCCAGATTTCCAGCAGGGCATCGATGCCTTCGGGCGAAACCGGGACAGCATCGCCCGCGTCATCACCCACCCCCTCCCAATCCAGCACCGCACGGCGGGCGACGGCCTTGGCCATGGCCAGCGCCAGTTCTTCTTGTGTGGCGGTGTCCGGCAACGCTTCGATGGCCGGGTCGGCGCGGGCCGAGACCATCAGCGCGGTGGTCAACGGTGCGACCTGCAGGCGAAGGCCGGGTGCGAGGGTCAGCCACGAAGGGGAGGCAGTCAGGTTCAGTCTGATCATGTTCAATAGCTCACAACGGTGTTGACGAGGACGGCGGTGCACATGCGGGCGGGGCTGACGGCCTTGGCGGCCTGCCAGTCGAAGGTGGCCTGGATGCCCTGCGGGCCTGGGATCTCGATCCGGGGGCGCGGTAAATAGACGGCATGGGCGGTGAAGGTGAAGCTGGCGTTAGCCCCGAGGCTCCAGGCGAAGACCAGCTCGCACGGCGTGCCGTCGATGGCCTGCGTGATCAGCGTGCTGTCGGCAAAGCGCACCTCCACCCGGCCGGTCAGCGCCGCCATGCCGGGGTCGGCCCCCTCGATCCGGCCGTCCGAGCGGATGGTCTCGATCCGATCGAGGCCGTTGGAATAGGTGACCTCGGCGGAAATGACGTTGCCGAGCGGCGATCCGTTCCGCGTGATTGCCCCGTTGAAATGCCCGAAGCGCTGCAAGGCCAAAGAGGTGGGCGTGCCTGCGGCCGTAGTCGCCGCGACGCTTTCCCCCTGCGCCACCAGCCGGGCGGTGGCGGTCAGCAGCCCCGACCGCGCCATCTGCCAGGACAGCTGATCGCAGACGCAGCCGGTGTACATGGCGTAGCGCGGCACCTCGGGCATCGCCGTCTCGATGGCCATGCTCGGCAACGTCCAGTTGCCGGACTGGAAGGTGTGGGTTTTCTGCGTGGTGCCAGACGTAACTGGCGAACCGAACGCCGCCTTCAGCCACAGCCCGAGGTTCTCGACGTCGATCGGCACCACGACATCGCCGTCTGCAGTGACCGCGTCCTTGATCGGGGCCAGTGGGTCGCGCCCCTGGCCCAGCAGTTCCGAGGCGATAAGCGGCTGTTAGGAGCCGAGCGTGCTGCTGGAAAACGGCACCGTGCGATAGCCCGTGGCGGGCGCGGTGCCGTAGATGGATTCGAACGCAAGCGCCATCTGCGCCCGCGCCCCATGGGCTCGTGCCATCGTGTTCTCCTGTCGTGTGAGGGGTCAGGCCAGAGGGTCGGCCATGGAATAGTGCAGGATGACCGGGATCACCGCCGCCTTCAGGCTGGCGGCGCCGTCGACGGCCAGATCGACCGGACGCGGTGCTTCCGCCTCGACCCAGTCGCAGAGCCCACCCAGTGTGCGGTCGGCGGCAATCGTTGCGCCGATGTTGGCGCAGAGGGTGTCGAAGGCGGCGTCACGGGCAGTTCCCTGCACGACCGCCTCAATCTCGGCCCGGTGCTGGTAGTGGTAGCGCAGCGGCGACAGCGTCACTTCCGGCTCCCCTGGCTCGCCGTCCCGCAGGATCAGGAGGCCTGCGGTTGGCACGCGCTCGGGCAGCACGTCGCCGCGCAGGGCGGTGGCGGGCAACGCCGAAAGCCGCGCGTGCAGCGCGGCGAGGATGGTTTCACGAAGGGTGGGCATGGTTGTTGTTTCGTCTAAGGTGTCAAAAGGAAAATAAGTTTTGTGAGTCGATGATGCAGCTGATGTTGGGCGGAATTAACGGCAATTACCTGACCAACATCACGCTGAACGCTGTTGCGGAAACACAAGAGGTGCTGGCGGCCGTCGCTTACTCCACGGAGATGGACCTGCTGTTCGACTGGTGCTGGAACAACGGTATCCCGCTGAAGTATTTTGGTCGCCTGGATGAGGGTGTCGCCGTAAAGCCTTCCATTTTGGCTGCCTTCCTCGCCCGAAAGTCGGCTCGCTTCCAGTGTCGCCTTGTTCAGCATCATCATGCGAAGGTTATCTGGTGGCGCGAATACGGTCTCTACATCGGATCCGCGAACTTGACGGCAAGCGCTTGGTACAAAAACGTTGAGGCAGGCTGCTTCTTTCCGGAATCCGAAATCAGCGACGAGATGGCAGGAGATATCCTCGAACTTTTTGATGTACTCGATCGCAACTCGACCCCGCTGACGGATGAGTTGGTCGCAGTGATGCAGAAGCGTGCGAAACAGATAGCCGCGACAGAGCTGCCGCCCGACGAGTTCTGGAACAGCCCCAGTTTCAACAAGTGGTCAGGGCTTGTTCAGACCGGCAAGAAAAAGGCCACCGACCGCAGACGCGATACATTCCTCGAGGAATGGCATTCAACCCTTCAACATCTCCGTGACATCGGGAACCTCGTGAGCAAACCTGAAAACAGGCCTTCTTGGATTGCTCCCAATGCGCCCGCAGGGGCACAGGGCGACCAGTTCCTCCACGCCCATTACTATCAGCGCACCTTCGACGGAAGAAGAGCCCTTTACGCCGATTACTTCGAGCAAAATAGGCGAGACCCTGACGCTGCGCTCAAAGAAGCGGTCCAATGGTGGCGAAGCCTGCCCAAGGCTCCGTCCGAAGAAGACGTTATGCTGAACACGACAGCTCCCATGCTGCGCGACGCGCTCACCCTCGAAGCCATCGATGAGATGAACTATCTGCAGTTCCGTGAGATTTGCATGGGTATACATTCAATCAAGGACTACGCGCGACGCGTTGCCAACAAGGCAGTCGGTCTCCTAGAGGACGGGACCAAGTACACGATACCTGAAAAGGTCGATGCGCTGTCGAAGCGGATATGGAACGACAAGTCCGCAGGCGGCAACGACGTGAAGCAGCTTGTGAAGTTCATCCTCTATGGGGGCCCAGAGGCTCAGTTGCCCGAGCGGATCTGGGCCGCCGTTCATGATCCGAAGTGGAAAATGGAGGGTCTCGGGGTCAGCGCATTGGGCGAACTCATCGGTTGGGCATTGCCCGATCGTTTTCCGCCGCGCAACGGAAGAACATCTAAGTCACTAAAATCATTGGGCTATGACGTCACAGTGCACGTCGGATAGCTACCCAAGACTTCCCTCCACCCAGTTTGCCACGATCAGCCCCGGCAACGCGTCATGCGCCCGTACGGCATCACGAGCGAGGTCCAGCCGCTTTGGCAGCTTCACCTGCGGCACCAGCAGGAAGATCGGCGCGGTCACGACGCCCCGGCCGGTTTTCGACCGTGGCGCCACGGCGCGACCCTTGGTGTTCAGCCGCCCTTCCGCCACCAATAGGCTCGGTCCCCGACGGCGATAGATGAACCGAAGGCGCAACCCGGTCCGGCGCTCCCATTCGCCGGGGGTGGTCGAGGCACTGCCTCGACGCAAGCCACGGGTGGACTTGCCCGCCGCTGGCGTGGGGATCGCCAGCCAGAACCCGTTTTTCGAGCGGATCAGCGGGCCGGTATCATGCGCGCCGATGATCACCGGGGCATTCGACCAGACCAGCGCCGCGGCGTTCAGACTTTCGCCGGATTTCGGAAAGCTGGCCGAGCGGATCGAGTTGGCCAGGCGCGTGCCCAGCCCCGCGCCGGTGATCTGGCCGCGCCATGCGGATTTCAGTCCGGTCCCGGCTTGGCGCATGGCGGTAGTGACAGCGCGTTCCCCCGCCGCGACCTCGGCCGCCATCAGGGCGACGATGTCGGGATCTATGGCGAGCTTCAGTTTTGTAACTCCTCCACTCATCGGGCGTCACCTTTGCTATGGTGGGGTTTCGATAGCCGGGAGAGGGTCGCCGTTTTAGTTTCGAGGCAATGTCCTCGTGCGTGAGGTTGGCACCCTCGACCGGCGTTCCGGGCTCGAACGGTATCCTGGGGCTGGCGTGCTTTGCCTGTCCCCGCTTGTACAAGGCTGAGCGTGAACGTCGGTTTCGAGGCTCCCCGGTCTGAACAAGGGAGGGAAGGATGTTTGCTGGGATTGATATCGCCTCTGAACGCCACGTGCTGGCGCGGCTGGACGGGACGGGACAGCCACTGGGCCGTCCGATCGGAATTGACGAGGATGCAGGCGGCTACCGCATGCTGCTTGAGGCGCTGGGGCCGCCACCGGCGCTCGTGGTGATGGAGGCGACCGGCCACTACTGGAAAAATCTCTACGCCACGCTTGTCGCCGCGGGCCATGACCTGGTGCTCCTGAACCCGATTGTGGCGCGCCGGTTCCAGCAGGCCCAACTGGAACGCACCAAGACCGACGCCATCGATGCCGCAGCCCTTGCGCGGTTCGCCTTCGAGAAGCGCCCGGCCCCGAGTTACATCCCCGACGCTGCCTCCGAGGCGTTGCGCGAGCTGGTCCGTCATCGCGACCGGCTGCAGCAGGACTTCGAGGATCGCGTGCTGCAGCTGCACCGCCTCGTCGACCTCGGGTTTCCGGAATTCACACGATACGTCAAGGGTATGCACACGATGCTAGCGACCACGCTGCTCTCGGAGTGCCCGACCGCCGCAGCCTTCGCCCGGACCACTCCCCGCCGCTTGGCCAAGCTGCGTTACGATGGGCGTCACAAGGTCGGCGAGGACCTGGCCGGGCGGCTGGTCGAGGCGGCCAAACGCTCGGTCGGACAGCATCACGGGCCGGTCTATGACCTGCAGGCACGCCATATCTGCCAGGATATCGATCTCTGGCGTCGCCGCCTGAAAGAGCTCGAGAGCGATATCGGTGGACTGCTCGACGCCCACGAGGTCGGGCGCCTGCTGACCAGCATCGACGGAATCGGCCCCAATTCGGCCGCGCGCATCATCGCCATTGTCGGCGACCCAGCCCGCTTCCGGTCCGCAGGAGTCTTCGCCGCCTATGTCGGCGTCGTGCCCGCCCTCCGGCAATCGGGAAAGCGCACGGGGACCCGGGCCGCAACGGGGTTCGGCAATGCCAGACTGCGAAGCGCGCTCTGGATGACCACGCTTGCGGCCGTCCGGCTGAACGATTGGCTGCGCCCGTTCTACGAACGCCTGCGCGCCGCTGGAAAGCCGCCGAAGCTTGCCCTCATCGCCGCCATGCGAAAGCTCCTGCACGCCGTCTACAGCATCGCCAAGAACCGCAAACCCTTCGTCGCCATCGCCGAGCAGGCGCGAGCGGCGTAGACACCAAAAATCGAAGCCGATCGCGCCTGCGACGCGCGAAACCACTTGATCAGGCAGACGGTATCTCATGCGGGGCGCAAATCCACAGTCCAGACCAGCCGCTCGCGATCCCGGACAGGTTCGCCCTGAATGAGGAAGGCGTCGCCGTCGATTTCCACTCTGTCACCAGGGCGCGGGTTCGCCACGTCGGCCACACGCATGTCGACGCGGGTGGTTTCCGACCTGAGCTGCGCATCGCCGAAGTCGGTGACTGCATCCGCACGCCGCGCGACGACGCGCACCAGAACCGGCGCGCCGCCATCGGCGATGTAGACCGCGTCCCGCCCCATGTTCGGATCGGCGAAAAGTGCGCCGACAGCGGCGGCGAAAGCTGACATCAGAACGCGCCGTTCAGCCGCACCCGACCGATCAGGTCGGTGGCCCCGCCTGCCACGGCCTCGGTCGCCACACCGATCAGGGTGTTCGAGGTCAGGGTCTTGGTCGTGTTCTTCGTCGTGTTGTCCCAGTAGATCCTGTCGCCAGCGGCCCAAGCCTGCGACGCGACCTTCTTCAGATCGTAGACGCCCTCGAGCGCGGTTTCGACCGCTTCGCCAAGGGCGGCGGTGCCGGAAGCGACACCGAAGATGGAGCCGACGAGCAGGCCATCGCCAGAGGTGACGGCATAGGGCGCGGTCAGGGTGATGGTATTGCCGGGCTGGACGTGGTTCTTCATCGCGGATGTCCTTTCGCGAACATGGAGACAGGCGGCGCGAGGGCCGCCTGTCAGGGTTCAGGTGATGGGATTGTCGCGGCTTAAGCGCCGGGATTTCGGTAAAGACCGCGCCAGTCGATGGCCTTGGCGCCGAAGTCGAGGCGGCACTTGATCTCGACGCCGTCGACATCGAAGCCGTTGCGGGTCTCGACGTAGGCACCCTGCTGGCCCTCCAGATAGGCATACTCGATGGTGTCGATCTGGTTGGGGCTCGCCGCCAGATACCAGGCGGTCGGGCTTGCGGCATCGAGGCGCGGCTCGCTGATCGGGCTCAGCGAGCGGATCGACTGCGGCACCACGGTGGCGGGCGTGGCGGGAACAAGGTTCTGGGCCACGAGCTGCTCGGCCTTGAGTTCAAGCGCGGCTGGCACGATCAGGAAGGCAGGGCGGATGTTCAGGACCGTCTTCTTGTCGAACCC